ATTGGGCACTTTTAGATAACAATATTTTATCTTTTCTCCATTTTTAATTAGAGAATACTTATTAGTAAGTTTTCTATCTTTAATGTAATGATTATAAAGAAGTGCTCCCCTAGAATGAATGGGAGTCCCTTTTTGATAAATGTTAATTGATGAATGGAATTTATCAACATCAGATACTGTTCTTGGAAAAGAAATCTCCTCTGGTGTAAGTTGATTAAACTCAGTTCTACATTTTTCAATAAATTTAATTACAGAGTTCTCATCCGAACTCATAATTAATTCTAGAGTTTCTTTAATTTTTTTCCTGCAGAATGCTGGAGTTGATGATTTGATTGCTTCAATTCCCATCATTTTAAGTTTGGGTTCATTGTATCGCACACCTTCACTATCCCATACATTAAGAATGTATCTCTTTTTGGCAATCCAAATTCCACGCTCAGCAACATTTTCCCGCTTCATTTGCATTTTCTGAGCATATGCATTTAGGTACTCAGCCAATTCTTGGTAAGAACTTTCAATATACTTTTCAAGTTCCACCTTACAGACCTTATCAAGGAACGAGACAATGCTTTCAGTAGTTTTCTCTCTTCCCTTGAATATAGTTTCAACCACAGGATCCATATGAAGATAAATGGAATCGGTATCAGAAGCAATGACATAATCAACATCCTCAGTTTTAAGAATTTTATTTAAGTATGAATTCATTTTCTGCTCAATCCAGCGAATCGCAACTTGACCAGAAAGAGTAATTGCTTCGGCATTCTCTAATTTATAATATCTAAAATAATTATTGCCAATAGCACCATAGGCAGAGTTCAAAGAAATTTTCTTTGCCAATTGGATATTATTATATCTTGCAATATCTTTTTCAATATCAACAGATGGAGTCTTTTCATATTTTTTCTTTGACTCAAGCATTTTCTTTTTGAAAATTACCCGATCCGCATACATTTTATCCATCAATTCTGGAAGAAATCCCCGAAAATCTTTTCGGTACATTGATCCATTAGCACAGACTGCATAATCTTTATATGAACTGAGATCTAGACTTTTGCTCAATACTTTGTTTACATTAATAGATGGATGCTTTTCCTCCAAAAGAGTTTCGGGGGAAATATTGTACATCATAATTAAATGAGGATATAGGGAATTAAGGTCAAAAGAAACTACCCAATCATATACTCCAGGAATAGGTTCCTTAACATATGCACCTTGATACTTCTCAATTTTTTCAATACCACGCTGTTTCTCTGGAACGACAATATTTCTTTTACGAAGATAATTGTAGATGATAGTATCCCAGAGACGAACTTGAAAAAACACATCTTCATAATTTACTTTGGCATCATATGCCATAGTAAGTGCAAGTTCAATTAATTTAATCTTATCCTCAATTCTATCTACAAGTTCCACATCCAACTTGTTATATAAAACAAAAGTATCCCAATCTTTAGTATAAAACTCTTTAAAAGTATCATACTTAGTGTGATCCAATTTACGATCACCGAGTTCATTATATGCGACAGTATCCAATCTATAATTTTCTGGATTTTTGAAAGAATACTTTTTATAAAGATTTAAATAGTCAAGAATAGAAATACCAGACAATTCATAAGTAGTTTGAGTTTGACCACGAATTTCAGTTTGCCTTTCTTTAATGAAATTCCAAGCAGTTAACTTCTTTGAGAATTTACTTCCAAGAACCCTGTTAATTCGCCCAACAATATAGGGAATGTCATAAAATTCAACATTCCATCCAGTAATAACTTCTGGGGTACAATTTGACCAGTACTCCAAAAACATATCCAAAAGATGGCGCTCATCTCTACAAAGAATATACTTATAGTTGTCTAGTTTTTTATTGAATGGTCTTGTTCCCCATGTAATAATTTCTTTAGTTGCATAATCTTGAATTGTAATTAGAAGAATTTCTTCATCACAATTTTTTACATCAGGAAATCCATTTTCCGATGCAACCTCAATATCCAATGTAACCAAATTGATTTTTTTAATATCAAAATGAATTTCATTTTCTGGATAATTATCCGAAATATATTGATAGATTGAATTATCATTACCATAGATGGCAAATCCATCAACATCTCGGTATTTTTTAATAAAATCACGAGTTTCAGTAATAGTACCCGGTTGAATGGGTTTTACATACTCATTGTCAAGAGTTGTATATTCAGTTTCATTTTCAGTTTTTAGATATAATGTTGGTCTGTATTCAATTCTGTCTTTAAAGTGATTTCCATTTTCATATCCACGAACATAGATATGATTACCAATAAGTTTGACATTAGTGTACCAACGCATCATTTAATCAAAGAAGTGTATTTTTCAAGAATAGTCGGTTTAGGATTTGTAATTGTTATAATTTTATCGGAACTAATCATAAACTCATCTTCACTAGTATAATCCATATTCCAAGGTTCATAGAGTTTTATATCTTCAACCAATGGATTATTTTTGATTAAGTAGGGTTTAATTAATTTACAATCGGGTTCGCCAATATCAGATCCAACCTCTTCAATTTGGGAGATCAATATCTGATTGTTCACCAGAACTATGATTTTGATTTCCATGATTTAATACCTCTCGTTCATACATTTCTTTTACTTGGTCAATAGGTTCAGTGATTGTAATTATCCAATCCGAAACCACGGGAACTCTTGTATCCTTTGAAAGAGGCATCCAAGGTTTCATATTTAATTTAAATTTAGATGCTTGTGGATCGGATGTCATCAGATTCACTGTACATGGTGTGTCAAAAAAGTAACCAATTACTTTGTCGTCCACCACCATTTCTGAAACATCTGAAATTATATCTTCTCCAGATTTAAGCAGAATTAATTTGATTGTCATGATAGTTTCATACCTTCATGTATTATACCAATAAAAAAGGGGGATGTCAACTGGTTTTTGCCAGTTACCCCCCAATTTGCGACAACAATATTCAATTATATTTATAGATAATCTGTTCTCTTGTGGTGTTCTGGAACAATCTTACCAAGAATAACTGTCAATAACCCATCCTCAAATTCAACCGATCTGACTTCCGTTTCATCTGAGAGTGTCCAAGATCTAGTAAAAGATCGTTGTGCCAGTCCCTTATGGATATACTCAGATCCAGTTTCCTTATCTTCTTTTTGACCTTCAACAAAAAGTTTTCCATCTTGAGTATAAACCAAAACTTCTTGCTTTTTAAATCCAGCAAGAGCAATTTCCAATTTTGATTCAACATTGCTAAGTTGAACAAGATTATATGGGGGATAATTGGAAGTTGTTTCATGAAGTTTAAAGATGCGATCAAAATATTCATCCAGACCAATAGTATTGCGATTGATTCTTTCCAATAAAGCAGGAAGATCCGCACACTGATATTTCATGAGGTTAGTCATTATAGTAGCTCCTTTTTAAGCGAGTTTGTATTTTGTAGATCCTTTCGGCATCCACTACTAATTATACAAGAAACATAAAAAAGGGGAGTGTTGAACTCCCCACTTTTTTATTCGGTTTCCTGGGGTTTTTTCTTTGACCCAATATTGTATTTTTGTTCAAGTTGCCAGTCACCTTTCTCTTTATATGAAATAACTTTAATTTGATTGAGAGGTGCAATATCAGAGATTTTATCTGCATCAACTACACTTACTAGTCCCCAATCAACTAGAAGACGGACAATTCTATTTCTACGCTGAAGATCGTTTACACTAAAGTTGGCATGTTTACCATCAAGAGCAAACAATTCTTTAAAATGGGTGATATAATATCTTCCCTGTTTATGTAGAATGTGTGCACTTTGATAGAGTTTTTTCTCCTTTCTAGATGCAACTCCGATTCGTGTTAAAGTCTCCCTAACTTTTAAAAAGTCATCGGGTTCACTCAAAATAACCTCCACCATCATATCTGGGGACCAGGTTACTTGAGGTTCAATTGTTTGGTTAGTCATTTTGTTCCACCAGTTTCAAGTCGTTGTTTAATAAAGTCTATTTGAGATTTATTTAGAATTTTCAATGCCTGAGATGCTTTCTCATTATTATAATTATAATATTTTTTTATACATTCTAAATCATTAACTTTATCCTTACGGATCCAAGGAGAAAATCTCTTCTTTTTCCTTAAACTATTTAGATAAAATGAATATTGCATGTCCTTATCAAGATGCAAGTTCATATTCATTTCATTAGCAAAGAGTACACAATCCAAATGTCCACTGAGACAACGATTAATAATATAAGGAGCGTAATCTTTTTTTGATTCCGGATCACTTTCCATTAAATTATTTTTAGTCATATTAATAGAATTCAACCAATCTTTCAATTCATAAGTCATCTAATAATCTCCAAATCATTACCATGTTTCCACAATTCAAGTTCAGTCCTAAGGCGACCTTCGGACTTTAATTTTTCATATCTTTTAGATGCCTTGTTCTTCCACCACTCAATAACTTGTTCAGGTTCATAACCAAATTTAGAAAGATAATATCTCTTCTTTTCGGTAAGAGTCTTTGCATGTTCAATGCAAGAGTTGAATTCATCCAATTTGGAATCACCTTTTAGAGAATTCCTAATGATAGAAATCATCTTAGTTTGAATCTTCAATTTCTTTGAAGACTTATCTGCAGAGATCAGTCTTTCTCCACCATTTGCAGTGTTATTAAACCACCAAAACATTTCTTTGAAGTAATCATCATGGAAAAGTGGGAGAAAATTACTTTCAGTATCTCCTATGTGTCTAATATAAGGTTTAAGACCATCATACATGGATACTCCTTTCGTTGTACCGTATAGTGAAGTTGTTTCAAAGTATTGAAGATCAATTCCATACTTATGATCAAATTGTCGTTTGAGTTCATTGGAAGATGCTAAAAGGGCAAGAAGTTTACCTCCAAGATAATTGTATCCAAATGGTTGAACGGGAACAATATTGAATCCCATTACAAACTCACTGTTAATTCTAGAAAGTGAAAGAACTTCGCCAAAATAATCATTTCTTGGTTTTGAATTAATCGTCGGAGATCCAAAACGAACTACTCCAATTATTTTATTTGTAGTATCCTCAGTCACGATCCACTTCAATGTTCTACCAGGAATTGCTTCCTCAATAGGATTTGAAGCAGTATCATTTAGGATCTCAGAATAAAGATCTTGATTGTATTTGGATGTTGTTTTGGGATTGGTATCTACCTCATGAATTGAAAACGACATATCATTTGGATGTAAATCAAAGTTAGAAAAAATCTCATCTTCTGGTCCAAATAATTTACCAGAAGCATTATCCATTCTACTCTGTTTAACAAACCGAAGATAATCATCAATACGATTAAACTTAGAATAGTACTCTATAAATTGATCTGCCGCCCAAGTTGCATCTTCAATAGATAGCATATCAATTTACCAAGAATTTTTTTTCATATTCCAATAGACTTTCGGGTGCTTCTATGAAATTTGTGCCCAAAGGAACTGCTTCATTCCATTTGCCATTTCTTCGTGGACGAAACAAAAGATTAATTCCCAAATAATTATACTTTTTATCTGTGGGTACATGAACTAAATAATCCTCTCCATTATTTTCTGTAAGTGCTGAAAGAGCAAAGTTTTCTTCTTGGGTAACCATAATAGTTTTACAAGATTCCCAAAAAAGTTCTTCAAAAACAGGATATTTATAAAGACATTCATCTGGGTTATCCATAATCATTTTTCCAATAAATTGTGGAGAAAGACAATGATCATAAACAACCTTTTTGCCACTAATTTTATTCTTCAATGCTTCTTCACTCACAAAACCTGTAAAATTAATAAGTCCACAATCAAAAACATTAATATAATAAGTTCTACTGATTGGACGATTAAATTCTGGTTTACCCCAATTGTGTATATTTGCCCGCAATGAATTGCAAGCAGTTTCACAATAAACTTTCCAGTCTTTTCTAATTCGTTTTGTCATTTAAATTCCACCTCACACATAATTTCAGTAAGAGCAGCAAGAAGATTAATTTCTTGGTCTGCTACAAAAGCAATCTGATATTGGTATTTGGCAATGACCAGAACAGCAGCAGGAATAGAAGCGGGAACAAGAGCATCGTACAGAGCATCATAAACCCTACGAAGAATCACAGAAGAGTCGTTGTCCAAATTAGAAACAACCCATTTACGAACTTCCGTGAAGTTTTTCTCTTTAAGATATTTAAGGAGATCATTTACAGATATGTCAGAGAAAGATGCAAGAATACCAGCATCAATTTTGCCACCAGTGGAATACCTCTGACACTCATTCAAAACTCTCCGAAAATCGGGAAAATGCTTGGATACGAGTTCCGCAACGACTTTTTGATCATACTCAATCTTTTCCTGATCAAGGATAAATTGTACCCTTTGAAAGAAATTCCCTGCGAGTTGAATTCGTTGCTTTCCTTTGATTGTGAAGTCAATGACGGCACATCGGGAATGGAGAGGTTCAATGATTTTGTTCTTGTAGTTACAGGTGAAGATAAATCGGCAGTTGCTATAAAATGCCTCAATATTTGCCCGTAGTAAGAGTTGTACGTCGTTTCCTGTGTTATCTGCCTCATCAATGATGATGACTTTGTGTTTAGAAGATCCCGTAAGTGAGACGGTCGAAGCAAAGTTCTTCGCTTGGTTTCGTACAGTATCCAGGAAACGCCCTTCGTCGGATCCGTTAATGACATAATAATCTGCCCCTAATTCATTGCATAATGCTTTTGCAATTGTTGTCTTACCAATACCAGGAGGTCCTGCAAGAAGAAGATTTGGAATCTCGCCCTTCTCCACAAACTCCTTAAATGTTTTTTTAGTATCATCAGGGAGAATACAGTCGTCAATTTTACGAGGACGGTATTTCTCCACAAAAAGAAATTCACTTGTCATAATTTAATTAGATCCAATCAGGTTTTCTTTGTGGCATACGAAGATAATTAGATGCAACCCAAGGTTTGGATGCAATGTACATCTTGTAAGCAGTAAAAGTGTCAATGCTGTCGTCAAGTTTATACTCATCGGGCATAGCACGAACAAAGTTTTCTACCTTATCAATTTTACCACGAGGGAACAAGTAGAAAGCATCTACAAGTGTTTTGTAGCAAGCATGAACTTTACCGTAGCGAAGAGTATATTCATCACATAGATTCATTCCATGTTTGATTAACCAATAAGCATTGTGAATAGATTCAGATGCCCATTTGGTACAAGGATGATTTCGGAAAGCACCCTTCTCTGTGCTGTAT